AATTTTGTTGAGAACTCAAGATTTTCTGCATTGAAAGTATGTACGGATTTTCTTGCAAAGTTGGTGCAGCCGGGAACTCAGTAGAAGATAAGCCGCGACTTACCATAAATTGTTTTAAATTCGACAGAGCATCCGTTGGTTCCTTGTCTCCAGTATAAACAATAAAAGTGTTGCCACCCTGGGAAACAGGTTGTTGTGGTTGTTCTGCACTTGGAACTTGAGAAGTAGGTACTCCAACACCTTTTGATAGCCGCTCAGATAAACTTTTAGCTAAACCAGGGTTAGTTTGAAAGTAAAAATTACCTTTAGGGTCAAACATAACGTCGCCCTTTTGTTTATTGCCAAGCAAGCTTTGACCACGGAACTGCTCAGCACCTTGCCCGGTTTGGAACGCCTGCACCATCTGTGAAGGATTTTCAAACATTTGTTCAATTTGTTTATACCTTGAACCATGCACTTTGGTGCCGTAATTAGGATCAGTTACTTGTGCACGCGTATAAGGATCGTTAGCAACAAACTGCTGGGGTGCCTTTACAAGGTCAGCAATATTTCCACCGCTTTTAAATTTTCGAGTTAAGATAGTTTGTAAAACACCTAAGGGATCCCTCCCAGGACCGGCTTCTCCAGAAGCAGTAAAAAGTGCAGCGGCTTTTTCCTGTGGCGTTAAACCTAGAATTTGACTTGTGGTAGGCATATCGTTAATCTCCTCAGCGGAAACTATTTGAAAGCATGAGCCTAGTGCCAACGGCAACGTCAGCAGGGCCTGGTAGCGCCTGAATAAATTCGGCGCCTTCTCGATTAAACCTATACCTAGCCTGTTCAGGGTTTCGGTAATTTGGAACATAAAGATGTAGAGCTAATCGATCCGTCTCGTATATATAAATTGTCGTCCAAGTTTTAAGCGTTTCTTTAAAATCAGAAGTCGCAATCGTACGATCTACGTCACCTGCAATGCTTTCAATACGATTACGTGGAACAGTATTGTTGTTAACGCTACCAGTCATGTCAGTGCGTTTCTCTGCTTGGTCGCACCGACCGATCTGTTCGACAATTTTTGAATACCAGAACGAATCCGGAATGTTGTTGACAGCTTCCTCAAGACGGGCCTGGTCACCGGCAGGGACACTTGTAGTGTTGTATCCCAGGTGCCAGCGAACTTTTGACTTGAGGAAACTATCGAGTTGCATTACTCAACGCGGATAAGATTTTCTTTAAGAATTTCATCCCAGTCAACTCGTTTGATAGATTTGAGTTGTTCTAGTTTGACAAACTTCTCACCAGACATTGAAGATTGAAGGTCCTTAATGTCTCGTGCTGTCTTCAATCCTACACCCGGTAATGCATCGGCAATCTGCCTTGCACTAGCAGTATTGATATTAATTCTAATATCAACTGGGAATGTTTCCCTGTTAGTTACTTTCGCAGGCTTGACGCCTTCTTCTTCAAGCTGCGCTACAAGGCGTTCTTCTGTACGAATTTTTTCGTTGGTGGCGTCAAGATGAGGAATTAGGTCCGATTCTTCTACGTACCAAACCTCATCTTGAGAATCCACGCACATGAGGATGCCTTCCCCATGTTGAGAAACAACTTCAAGAAGGGAGCCGGTGGGCTTGTATTGATACAGCATTCGAGAAATGAAATGACAGATACCACTACAATACCCACCTTAACCCTTATTGACTAGTATCAGATGTCGTCGCCGCCAACCTGAGAAGCAAAGTCAATGAAGCCCTGGATGTCATTCCAGGAAACAGCTGCAGCGGGACGCAGGTAGTTTACACGGCACACGAGGTAACCGGCTTGACCAGCATCAGAAGCAGCTTGGCTGATGAACACGCCAGCACCGTTAACGGAGGTAGCGGTTACGCCAGTGGTGTTGAACACCTTGAACGTGGTGTTAGAGGTGACCTTGTAGAACATGGAGTTCGCAAGGTCAGCCGCCACGATACCGCCAGTGGTTACGGAGGTGGGGAACGGAACGATACCAGCAGTACCGCCGCCCGCAACAGCGCCAGCACCTTGAGCAAACAAGCTGGAGGCAGCAGTGAGGTAGGAGGTAGCAGCAGCCAGACCGTTGGCCTGGGTGCTAGGGATACCGTAAGGTGAGCCACTGTTGTTAGGACCCAAGAGCAGAAGCTCTGTAGAGGTGCCACCGATGTCAGCAGTCACAGGATCGGCAGGGAAGCCGATTGTGGTTGTGTCCTGAGCTACGGCGATAGAAGCGCCGTAAATATAGGCAGGACGCAAGGTGCTTGCGTTAACCGTCAGAGAGGTGCGGTTATCGCGTACACGATCATCAGGGCGACGATCAGGTGAAGGCACGGTGATGTCGAAGCTCTTGTAGCTAGCCTTATCGGCAGACAAGTTGCTAATCTTTACATAACCGACCATTTCAAAAGCTTCAATGCCGGGCCAGGCATATACACCTTCAGTGTTGAAGGAGGAGAGGCGATTGATTTGAGCGCCGGGCTGGAGAATGTTACCAGCGTTTGACTTGTAGGTTGCCATTTTTAGTTACCTCCTATCCTCAAATAATGGTGAAAGCAGAGGTGATGAAGTCCTTGTTCAGGTTAGCAAAACCGGCGTACAGCTGCCAAATCAGGATGATGAAGCGGCTGAAGTCGTCGTTGTTGTTGATCAGAACCTGAGCATTAGGACCACCGATGCCTACGCCAACAGCCTGAGGACCAAAGAAGAGGCCAGGAGGAGTTGTATGAGTAATGGCACCAGAACCGTCACCGATATCAACGGTGATGGATTTATCAGCAAAGTTGGTTGATTCGAAGAAGCGAACACCTTCAAATACAAAACCGGTAGGCATTACAGGTTCACCAGCCACGAACATGGCTTGGCCGTACTGACCGCCGCCATAGATGGCTTGGTTAGGAGCGCCAGCACCCATCAGAGGGTTGCCTTGGCCCATACCTGGGTAACGAGCCACTTCACGGAAGCCTTGGTCAGCGCGGAGATCCTTCATGAATGAAGGGTCAGCAACGCAACGGTAGTAACCATCCTGGAACACGGGAACGTTGCGCTTACGCAGCTGACGAACCACTTCCAGAAGGTCGGTCTTCACGTTGAACTTGTAGCGTTCTGAGGCGTACTCAGTGGCGCTATAGGAGTTCAGGGTAGTGGAGGCAGACTTAGTCTTGCCATTAGGGTAGTAGTAACCGCCTTGGGTATCGCCAGAGGCGCCACGGGACTCAGACTTGGCCATTTCATCAAGGAACACACGGTCCCTCCAACGGCGGTAGTCGTCCAGCAGGGTCAGCGAACCGATGGACTGGTGGAACATGTTAAGGTTCCCGGTGTCCAGCAGCAGACGCTGAGCGGTCATCAGGGTCTCACGAGCAATCTTGAAGGTGCTCGGGAGGTTGGTGTTGTTCGGGTCAGCAGGACCGGTGTCAATTTGTTATCCTGAAAGTTCTTTATCTTTCAGTTCTTATGGTTTACCGTCCCATAAGTTCAGACTATATCATCACCCTTAGATAAAACTAATTGGGTGTAGGGCGCTCGTGCCGTCTTATTGTCCACTATCAAAGATTGATGTTGGGACTCGCTCAACCACTCTTTAACAGAGCATGTTCGGTTGAGGTCGGTTTTATATGCAACACACGGAAGAATGTAAGGTTGAATCGCATTGACTAACAGACGAAACTGAGCCGAATGCCAACGCAAATAATATCTTCCACTTTTATGTTGAACCTTGGAATATCTAGCCGTTGTTAAGTGATGAATCCAATCGCCAACAATGTCGGCTTGGTATTCATCAGTGCAAACAGCAAGCCAACCGGACCTTTCAATTTTTACACTTCGTGGTTTCTGACGTTTCCTTACTTCTAAAGAGCCGTCGTCCATCCAGAACAGTGCTAACTCGCGCAATCCAAGCAAAAAAAGAACTTCAGAAGTAAAAGTCTTTAAGTTGTTTGGATATAAGAGCGAATGAATAGGAGAAAGTATTTTTTTATTGGAAGCACCAAAGCGTACGGCAGGGTATTTACCCTTGTCCATAAAACTTCTTAGTTTAGCTTTTGACCCTAGAATTAAATTAATTTTTTCTAGCTGCCAAGAAGCGTATTCTCTGTGACGTTCTGCACGACCAAGTACAAATGTACAAGATCCTGTTCGCGCATCTTTTCTTATGCATCCGTCACCAAGTGCACATCCAATTAAAAAATTCCGGTCATCAATGTTCATTTAAAAGTTGCATACGACAACGGTAGTCGTTGAACCTTCCGCCTATTCCTAGGCGTCTTGGCTGCTGATTACCTAGACCAGTATAAGGCATGAGTGCCTTAAAGGTTGGAAGGTTTCCAGCAATTCACCCTATTATTCAATGCCGATTACGCGGCAAGGGAGCTACCAGTTAACTCACGGAGGCTGACCAAGACTTTATCCTTAACAATAGCCCGGCTGCTAGCGGTACCGATAGTTTGATCTTGGGTACGCTCGCGGCTGGTCTTCGTCCCAGGGTTGCCCCAGAAACGATAGCGGTCAAGCTGGACAGTTTGTCCAGGCTGTTTGGTAAAGTCATGGACCACGACGGGCTCAGCCGCCATTTCGACAATGTCAGATGTTAACCCAAAGGCTCTTTATCCTTTGGTTCTTGCAATTTACCATTTTGCAAGGTCAGACTATATCATCAACCACTAAGGTTGCTGCGCGCTCTTGCCTTCTTATCGCCCTTTCATTAAAGATTAGGGCTCGTTCACTGATAGGAATAGCAGTGAAGTCAATTTTGTGTTGCATGCAATTTGGAACATGTTCAGAAATTACAGAACACAGCTTTACTAATGCTTTTTTATTAAAAAACAGATAATACAAACCGGTTTTTTTATGAAATTTAACAGAAGCCTTGGCCCCTGAAATTTTTTCTATCCAGTCTGCAATAGCGGAAGTAGTTTCTAAGTCTTCATAAACTGCCAAATTTCCCACAGTTTCCTGTAAAAAATTTGGGTAAGCTTTTTGTGTTCTTGGATCTACTTTTCTTCGCAAATTTTTTACAATGCAACCATCGTCGCACCAAAAAATAGCTAATTCTTCCGCTCCGAGTTGATCCAATATTTCAACGGGGAATACTTTTTTGCCATTCTTGTACATTAAATTGTAAAGATGAACAAATTTAGAAAATCCCGCGCACCACTGGTAGGCTTTAAGGCTTCCCTTATTCATTGCCTTGGTTATGGTTGCATTGGAACCCAGTATCTTGGAGGCTTTATTGACTTTGTAGGCCAGCCACTCATACTCCTTGGGGGCATGAGCTAATTTTATGCTGGTAACATTTTTCCATTTTAAACGGCGGTGTAAGTTACCGTCTCCTAAAACGATTCCAATTAAAAAGCACTCCTCAGTAGTAAGCATGACAAAGGTAGTCGTTGCACCTTCCTAGAATTACTTCTAGGCTTGGCTCAGGATTGCCCTATCATGGCACACCCGGTGTAGTGGGGTGACATGGTTGGAGGGATTCCCTGAATTCACGCAGTTTTCACTACTCTCTTGCGAGAGTAGGGCGCACAATTTACGCCGGGTGGGGGCGGTACAGTTCCGCACCCAATAGCTTGGGAAAGTCGTTATCGATAAACATGTTGGTTATTCAGCATAAGGGTTTAGCTGATACCAGGATCAGAAAGATCCATGGTAGCAATGACCAAAAATCTGGAAAATCTATTCAATTTTCTAGGTTCGTGCCATTGCTGGCCTGGAACTTTCGTCCCATTGATAAAATTATAACAGAAACTTACTTATGGCAGTTATTAACCCATTGGATGGAACTGTGGATCCACGCCAGCATAACCATCGACCATGTTTCCGTACCGATAAGATGTAGGTGCCATGGCACCCATCATGTGATAAGGATTAGTCGTGGGAGTCTGCAGAGCAATCTGCTGAGCTTGAATTTCAGGGTTGATTCCAGCACCCTGTGATTGCGCCAAGGCAATCATTTGTGCATTGGCTTGCTGCTGTTCAGCTTGGTTAGCAGAGGCTTTCTTCTGGCTGCTACGAGCTTTGGCCTTTGTTTTAGCAGTCTTTGCTTTCTTGGCGTCCATCAGCGGCGACCTTTTTGTTGGGGTTGTGGTGGCATTGCGCCAATAGGAAGCTGTCCGGTTGGCGGCATGTAACCGGTCATCATTTGTTGTTGATATGCCGTACCTTGATCTTGATTTATTTGTGCGGCCCTTAGATTATGACTTGCCAACACACCATACTGAGGTAGTGGTGAACCAAATGTATTTAGATTCAAGTAGCCCATTTGAAGATCTTGGGGCATAGGTGAACCTTCTACATGGGGCGAACCAATTTGAATGGCGTCACCAGCCATACGGCCTTTTTTGTTTTGTTGGTTAGCAACTGCTGCTCCTACTGCCGCGCCTGCACCAAGACCGGCAATACCGGCTGCTGCAACTCCACCCCATGATGGTGGGCCTGGAGGAGGAGTAGTTACTGAAGAAAGGAATTGAGAAGCACGATTGCCTACGCTGGTTGCTGCTTGCCCAACTGCTTGACCTACTGGACCTTCTTGGACGGCCTGTACGCCTTTTTTTACTGCTGCACCTGCGCCAGTTACAGCAGATTGAACGCCCTGCGGCATGTTAAACATTTCTATATCCCTATATGTAATAAAAAAGGGGTAGCACTTACTACCCCATATTCTAAACTAAATTGATCAAACTATTGATCATTCCATAACCAGGAGCTTCTGACGGAACACATCAGGATTCTGTTGTGCTGCGTTCAGATAGCGCCAGGCATTGGCAGGATCGCGCTCGGCAAGGGAACCAAAGCTATTCCAGAAATCAGCTGGAACGCCTTGTGTTTGCTGAGGTTGAGGAGGAATGGGCATCTCAGGGCGCTGATACTGAGGAGCAGGAGCAGCAGCAGGACGCGCAAACTGTTGACCAACTGATTGACCGTAAGCTGGAGTTTCATCAGGAATCGGGTAAGGACCGTTTTCACCAAAGAATTCACAGGTGTAGTCAGCAAGTACGTCAGGATCGGTAAGAATTGTCTCATAAGCACGATGCTCATTAGACAGTTCTTGCAGAAGATTTACTGCTTGAACCAATTGATTATTGGTTACAATAAGAGCATCTTCAATACGGCAAGCATAATCATTAAGGATGGCAGGAGCGTCTGCACCAAAATGATCAATTACGTTAAGACTTTCTTGACTTACTCCGCTTGCTTGGGCCTGTTGCTGGAGGCTGGGTGCCGGTGAGGTTTGGGAATAACCGTTGGAGTACCCCTGGCTGTTGTTGATCCCAGGCGTATAAGTCTCCGTCCCCGGATTGCTGTACTGGGGAACCGCTTGGGAACTGTAGTTGGCCGGAGCGTACTGAGTACTCGTTTGAGACTGTTGACCCTGGAACGGGAACTGAACTGGAGAGCTCAGGAGTCCCACTACCCTGTTGAACGCCTCCTTGTACGGATTCTCCGCCTGTGGGGCTTGTGGGGCCTGTGGGGCTGCCTGGTAGGCTTGGGGGTACGACGCTGTAGGGGCGTATTGGGACGGGCTGACCCCCATCTGGGCCTGCATTTGCGGGGCTGGGGCCGTTGCCTGCTGGTAAGGCGCCACCCATTGGGAAGTTGTTGAAACTACCGGAGCCTGGGCTGCCGTTTGTGCTACCGGAGCCGCGTAGCTGATCGGTTGGGTCTGAGATACTTGGGGTGCCGATTGGATCGGCATTGCGGTATCGGCCTGCATAGGTTACCTCTTTTTGTAGGCTTTCGAGAGTTCGGTAAAGGAACGGTGTGAGATCGAGACGGGGGTCCGCAGCCATCGGTAAATCCGGTTGCTGTGGATGCGGTGTCCTCATTTCCTGGTTAACCAGGTCAATGAATGTGGACATCGCCCTCTGTACTTCACCCACCATACGGAATGGGAAACCGGAGAGCATGCCCGCGATTTCGTCGTCCGTTTTTGAAGGGAACAAATACTTCAGTGCTTCAATGCTATCAACACCTAATTCCTGTAGGTTACGTGTAAAGATAGATTGGTTAAGTTTGTCTTGAGCAGTGTCTTCATAAACAGGTCCCATCCAGCGCCAGCAGACCGTTCTATCTCCGTCTGGAGCAAGGCCAAGAACGCCAGGAGGTACCTGTTTTGTTTGTACTGCATTATCAATTGCAGCCTGTAAACTCTTTTCATACTTATCTTTTGCTTTCTCGTATTTGATTTTTAACTTCTCATCTTCTGGATCTTCTGGCGGGGCTGGATACTGTAGTCCAGATTGGTACGCCATTGTTTTTCGGAAGATTTGTTCTTCCTGAAAAATCATTAATTCAAAACATCTACAGATACCGTATGTATAAATCTGTAAACATTTCTTTTTAGCTGTTGCACTTACGCGGCCATACGCTGATTTAATTTCAGTCGCAGTTACGTTTGTAATACTTAGATCATCAATGCCGCCAAGGGCTAGACGTATTTCAGAACGTAGTTGTTCTGCATACCTGGCCTGATCAGTACTAATTGCATTAGGTGTAATAAAACCTACACGATCTGCTGGCTCCAGATTAGCAATAACACGAGGAACCCTCATTCCTGTACCAGGTTTTCCTAGGTAGCCAGGGGCTTGTCGGGTTACGTTGTCTTGGCGATAGGTAGAACTTGATAGCGCAAAATCAGATTGGAAACCAGACTGGCTTGCAATGCTTGGTCGTTGTGCAACGTCACCATCTTTCTGTTCAATGATGTCTTGCTTAGGCCGAGAAGACAGCAGTGTTGGGTTACCAAAGAAAGAAAGGTTTGCCCGAATGTTTTTAACCATCTCATCGTGGGCGATGATCTGATTACCAAGCCATTCAAACTCACCACTACCTTCAGTGCCGAAGGCATCTGGATTATTAAATACTTCAACACATGGAATAAACTCCATGGTGTTTGCAACGGTTTTTTTGTTAAGCGTGGCAAACTCCATTGGGGAGTCAAAGTTTAATTCTTGCTCGCTATGAAACTCTTCAATTTCAGTTGCCGTAATCCGTAGACGCATATACCGTTTATCGGTAGATAGGCCTACTCCAGAAAATCCTTTGTTGGATTTTACTTTATACGGGTAGATAATGATTACTTCATCTAGTTCACCGTCCGGCGTATAGTATGAACGGTATGCGTCTTTATCAAACCAATACAATCTGTACGTTTTTTTAGTGGGCCGTATATAGAACAGTCCTTTTCCGTACGAAAGAAAGCGATCCCAGATCGAATCCAACCTGGCATCAAGCTTATTAAATTTTAAAACCTGCTGGA